TACCATAACATTATGATAGATAGAATATTTAGACAGGCACGTCGCAGAGCTTGGGCTAGGGTTACTATGAACGCAGAAGCTATGGTATTGATAGAAGAGCAAAGAGAAAAATTAAGAAAGCAAAGACAGAAGAAAATACAAACTCAAAATCTTATTAACATGTATAAATAACAATGTCTTTTACAACATTAACAAAAGTCGGGCAAGGTAATGGTAGCAGTGACTTACGCTATGATTTTACTGGTACCAGCTTACAGAAAACTGACATTCAAGTTACCGTTATTGAAAATAAAACTTCTTGGGATACTTTTAGTGCGTATAGTACTAATGCTGAAAGATCTTATAATGGTAATCTTTATAAAGCAACTGCCTCAATTTCTGCCGGACAAAATCCTCCTATTCACACAACTGGTACAGAAAATAACTGGCAGTTTTTACGAGCCACATTTATAGCTAAAAATTTAAATACTCATTATACAATACCTACTTACAATACTACAACTGGTGGTACCGTTGAATTTATTGCCGGAAGTGATAATGGATTAACTTCACGAGGATTTGCTGCTAATACGTCTGCCAACAATTTTACAGTTAGAGTTGAAAGAGTTACTAGCTCTAACCCCATAGTAGAATTTGCCGCCGGCTCATCTATTAAAGCAGATGACTTAAACAAACAAAATAAACAAGCTTTATTTGTAGGTGAAGATACAAGAGAAGCTGTGAACACTTTAGCTGTTGGAAATCCTCAATCTGCTTTTCAAGTAAATGGATCAAATATTGTAGCTAATTCAATTACAACTGGTAAGATTGACAATGGAGCTATTATTAATGAGGATATAAATGCAAGTGCAGCTATAGATGGAACTAAGATATCTCCTAACTTTGGTAGTCAAAATATTGTTACTACTGGTCATACTACTGTTGGTAGTGAATTAAATTTAAGTAGTGGTACAGATAGTAATAGATTTTTTGATGTAGAAATAGGCGACCATGCAACTAATACTACAAACAGTTTTTACATAAGAAACTTTACTGGAAATAATAGTCCTAATAACTTAGCTGAATTTAAAAAAGATGGTGGTGATAGCAAACTTATTGTAGGTAAAATAAATGCTACACAGCAGTTTATTGGCAATGGTTCTGGTTTAACAGATGTACCAGCAACGAGTATTACAGCTGGAGGAACACTACCAGCTTTAAACGGTGGTAACTTAACATCATTAAATCCAGCAAATTTTGCAACCGGAACATTAGCTGCTGGAGTTGCAATTACGGCAAATAGACCAGCTTGGTTTATGTCACATCCAAAGGCTGCTAATAATACCGATGAGTTTTCAGTTGCAAGAGAGACTGATACTATCATTGGTAACTACCAAAATAATGAAAGTGGTGTTTATGCTGAAAGTGGTATTAGTACATCAAATGGAAATTTTACTGTTCCAACTGGTAGAGCGGGAATGTATTTTATATTTGTGGGTGCAATGCTGATTGATCTAGATGATCGTGACAATATTGATGTATTCTTTTTTAAAAATGGTAGTAAACTTGGTCCAGTTGGCGATTCAAACTCACCGGGGGATAATATTAATACTGGTGCTTCTATATTTAGATTAGCTAATTTTTCTGATGGCGATGTTATTCAAGCTGGTGTTCGCCACACCCACCATAACTCCTCACTAAACCTACAAGGAGCAAACACTTTTTTTGGTGGATTTAGACTATCAGTTTAACTTAATTTTAAAATAAAAACAAACAATGGCTTATCCAAGTAAATACAAAGATGCTCAAGTAGAAGTCTTGGGCGAAGTAGGTGCTGCAAAACAACGCAGTGCTACAACAACATCCGCCAATATTGCACTAACATCAAGCACTCGCAGAGTTTCAATCAAAGCTGTAGGAGCTGATATGAGATACAAAATTGGTGATCCTGAATTTAATTCGGCAACTCCACCTGTTGCTCAAATAGCAGCAACTACGACATCTCATTACATAGCAGATGGAGAAAGACTTGACTTTGCATGTGCAGAAGGTTCTTACATAGCAGTACGAACAGTTAGCGGTACTGGTGATTTAGAAATTACGGAGTTAGTTTAATGAACGTAAGTGGCACAATGAACAGTGCTACAGGTCATACAAGTGTCAGCACTAGAACTGGTAATTTCAGTGACGGACTGTATGACGAAGCTGGAGCACGTCCAGATTTAGACTTAGATTTTGCAAGAACTAAGTCTTTAAAAGATAAAGTAAGTAAGGAAGAATTAATAACTTTTACGAGAGGAACTACAAGAACTAGAGGTGCTACATACGTTGATGAGAACGGTTTAGTAAAAAGAGCTGGTCATAATTTATTAATAAACAGTCATAACATTGGTGGTACTAATTGGTTTCTTACCACATTTTCAGATGGCGGTGCAACTCAATCGGTAACACAAAACACTACTGAAACTACTGCTCCAAATGGTATGTTTGAAGCAAGTAAATTAATAATAGATACTGGTACTACAGCTGGTAGAATGATATGTATTAGCACTGGTGCTTATCAAGATGGTGGACCAATACAAGTAAATGATTTTATAATAGCGTCAGTTTATTTAAAATCGGCTACAGGTCAAAACCAACTTGTTAATTTGTCAATGTCTGGTTCTGCTCGTTCAACAGTAACTATAACTAATGAATGGCAAAGATTTGCAATAAGAGCAAAGAGACCTACTTCTGCTGGCAGTTCAGCAGTGGGTGATTATAGATTAAGAATAGGACTAAGAAATCAGGCTGGTTCGAGTGGAGCAAACCAACCAGATAATGATGGTAATTTTTCTAACTTACACGCTGAATTTTATGCTTGGGGTGCACAGTTTGAACATGATGGAACTGCTGGAAATAATTCTGGCAGTGCTGGTTATACAGGATCGATTGGTGAATTAGTTAAAACCACAACTCAAGCATGTGGAGCACCACGTTTTACCCATGACCCAGTAACTAAAGAATCTAAAGGGTTGTTGATTGAACAACAGGCTACGAACTTATTAACTGATAGCGAAGATTTTAGTGGTTACAATAATTACAAATCAACTGTAACTACGGATCAAATTACTGCTCCTGACGGCACACAGACAGCAGATAAAATTCAATGGATTAATGAAGGTGGTAATCCAATAGTCTTCAAAGCTAAACCAGCAGATGGCGTTTATACCATAAGTGCATTTTTTAAAAAAGGTAATAGTGATGGAGCAATTATTTATGCTGATAATTCTGCTTTTAGATGTGCAATCTTTGACCTTGAAAATGGAACTACAGGACCATTCCATTCTACTTTTTCTAAATCAACTATTGAAGATTTTGGAAATGGTTGGTTTAGGTGTTCTGCGACAACTGTTGCTATCAGTGGATCTAATCTTGGATTTGGTGTTTGCGAAAAAGAACAAACAAATACTACAGTTGTTATTCCCTCTACCACTGACTCACATAATTATATTTGGGGTGCTCAGGTAGAAGCTGGTTCCTTACTTACTTCCTACATCCCAACATCGGGCGGTACAGCCACAAGAAGCCCAGACCTAGCATCAATAGAAGGTGATAATTTTGGTACGTATAGAGCAAACATGCTTAATGCGGTATCTTCAAATTTAGTATTAAATAATACTGGTGTAACCACAACAGGTGTCTCTGTTATTGAAAACACCTTAAATATGAACGTAACAGCTTATTCTGCTTTAGCTCCTGATGGTACGTTTAGTGCGGTTAAAATGGAAGATGATGACTTAGGTTCAACTTCTGCTGTACGTCAAATAAGTTATAGAATAGGAGCTGAGATTGCAACTGATAAAGGTAATGGTCCATTACTTGCAAATACAACCTATACAGTAAGTGGTTATTTTAAAGCTGGTACGGCATCTAAAGCAGCTTTTTGGCTTGCTGGAACTGATTGGGCAACCCCACCAACACCACAGCAATGGATTAATTTAAGCGATGGTTCATTATTAGGTTCGACTTCTGTTCAAACAGCTAATAATGCAACTGTAACTGATGCTGGAAATGGATGGTACAGGTTAAGCTTAACATGTACAACTGGTAGCTCTATAAGTAACGATATAAAATTAAGAGTAAACTCTGTAAACCCAACTGGTACATCAACATCATTAAATTTTACTGGAAAAGCTGGAAGTTTTTATATGTGGGGCTTACAAATAGAACAAGGTACTTCTGTAACTCCTTACATTCCTTCCACAGATAAATACACAAACAGGCAATCAAATGCCACGTTTGTAGATGGTAATGGAATTATAAGGACTTCTTTTGCGAATTTAGCTCAGTACAGTGAAGATTTTACAAACAGTGAATGGATAAAAGATAGTACAACCGTTACCGCTAACGCAACAATAGCACCAGACGGAACAAATACAGCTAGTTTATTGACAGCAACAGTTGGTACTACAGGTAATCATCGTTTAAGAGATACTGGTAATAGTTTAGGACCACATCGGTATACCTTTAGTGTATTTGTAAAACCTAATACAACTAGCCATGTAGGTTTTCAAATGTATAAAACAGGAATTGATACTATTCTTTTTAAAAGGTTTAAGTTAGATACTGAAACTATTTTTGGTTCTACAGGGGATGCCAAAATAACAAAATATCCTAATGGATGGTACCGGATTCAAGGAACAACAGTTCCAGACACTAATACAGCAAATACTTCATTTGTTATAGTTTTATATCGAAATAATAGCAGTGATATTAGCTATACAGGTGCTGGTGAATCCGTATATATTTGGGGAGCACAGGTTGTTAAACATACTGAAGCTGTCGACTATTATAAAACAACAGGCACTGTTGATGGTCCTCCTAGATATAGCCATGATCCAGAGACATTAACTCCTACTGGTTTATATCTTGAAGCGAAAACTACAAATGATGCTAGAGATACTGAAAGACTTGGTGCTTCAGGCAGTGGAATGGATACATCTGACGTTTATGTTGCTGGTCCATACACTTTTAGTAATTCAAAAAGAAAAACCGAAACAGGTATCACAAATCCTGACGGATCAACAGATGGAACTTGTGTTTTAACAGTTAATTCGGGTACACATCTTCGTCAGCAGCCAAGAGGTTTTAGACTACCCAATGAAAACTCGTTAAGTGGAAGATCAGTTACTAGCGTTTTTGTAAAACGGAAAACTTCTACTGCTAGATATGTTTTGTTATTTATGGGTGGTACTGGTACTTATCAACAGTGTATGTTCGATTTTGATACGGAAACTGTAGTTACAACTGCTGCACCACATAATTTAAACGAAAGCAAACAATTTAATGGTAGTGTAGATCGTTTAGTAGAAAGAGGTGTAGTTGAGTATCCTAATGGTTGGTATCGGCTTTATATGATTGTTGATACTGGTGGCTCATCGGTTATTGCTGGTAATGGTTATGGTGTTGGGTTAGCAAATGATCCAGAAACTTCTAAGGCTACTAATGCAACTGACGATGGACCTTATGATGGAACTGAAGCTGTTTATGTTTGGGGTTTGAATAGATGTAGTGCAGACGATCTTGATTCAAGTAATGTGCCACAAGAAACGAATCTTTCGTCTTATATAAAAAATTCACAAGTTAATGCGTCTGAAGTAATTAGAACTCCGGACAATTTTACCTCAGAAGCTACAGAAGTATTAGACAGAGCTAACGGTACAAAACCAGCGTTTTATACAACTAATGGAATATCAATTTATGCTGAAGCAAAATATAATGCTAGTTCTCATGACAACATTGCAAATTTTTCTAGAATTTTACAGTTAAGACAAGATACTACTAATGTGGTGGGACTTTATAAACATAATAATCAAATACAATTTATTGGTCCAAATGATATGTTTGTACAAAGAGGTTTTAACTTAGGTTCAGGTGATTTACAAATAGGAACACGGTACGCTAAAAATGATTCAAGAATATACCTGAACTTTAATCAATCTTTAACTAACACTCAAGGCACTTTAGATACAGATGTTCCAGCAGAGGAAAAAGCTACTGACTTATATATTGGTAATAACGCAATTGGTAGTGGATTTACAAACGGAACAATAAAACGTTTAACCTTTTGGACAACACCATTGCCTGACAACAAATTAGACAGAATTACAGCTTAAATTATGGAAGAAGAAATCGTAACGTATGGCCCGTACTTTAAATGGAGCAGCGAAAAGACATGGAAAACAGCAGCTAAAAAAGCTGGGTTCTACAAAACAGTACCAGAAACTGATGAAGAAGGAAACGATACTGGAAACACAATAGAAGTATTAGACGCTTATACTCATGAACATTCAATAGATGTAGTAGGTTTTATTTATAAGGGTGGTAAATGGGAAGAACAGGAAGACGGAACTATGAAAGAAATAGAAGCTCCAGTTAAACTACCGGGGTTTCATGTTAACTACTTAGGCCCACTTCCTAAAGGTTGGGACAAGAAGGCAGTTTATCCTAAAACTCCCGCTAGAGTCTTTGCCTAGTGCTATAACCCTTCCCACCCTAGCCTTACCACCAGCTCAGATATATCAAACACCTTCATTAGATCAACCAGTCGCAGATATACCCTCTTATACTCCTTTAGTTGTACCTCCTAGTGATCTAGAGTCACCTAAAGGGGTTAAGTCTAAAACTGAAGAAAAGACTGAGCAACCAGTTACACCAAAGATTGATATACCTTACTTTAATTTTGCAGTACCGTTACCAACTGCTGAGGTAGTAATGGCCGCAACCTATGCAGCAGTATCAGCAGTGGCTGTAACTACCTTTGCTCAACCTTTCTTTAACACAATTAAGAAAAAACTACAGAAAACAATACAGGGAAAAGTAGATAAATGGAAGCAAAACCAGAAAAGAAAAACATCCTCACAAAAATAAAAGAGAATGTAGACGACCATGACGAACAGATGCAAGTACTAGGGGCCATGGTGCGTCTAGGTGTAGTCATCTGGTCTGGTTTTATCATTACTCTTAATTATGTTGAGCTACCTATGGTCAAAAAGCCTTTAGGTGCATCCTCTGATATCACGTTCGTGGCTTCGATCTTTACGGGGGCACTTGCAACTTTCGGGCTGTCCACGGGTAACAAAAAGTCCAAAGAAGATAAACCAAAAACATGAATAAATGGATAATACTCTTAGCCCTGTTATCACCCAGCATTGCAAGAGCAAACACAGTAACTCCTCAGTTCACTCAGGGGTCGATGAACAGCACAACAACTACAACTCAAGTAGTACAAGAAGTCAAGCAGACACAGGTATTTGGAGCAGAAGTCAAAAGTTGGTCAGGCTCAAATGTGACTCCTTCTGGAGACATTGCAGACGCAGCTACGACATTTTCTGTAGAAGATTCAGCTGCGGACTGGACACTCGAAATAACATCAAGAGCAGCAGGCTTAGTAGAGCAAATAGACGCAACAACAGATTGGACTATAAATACTACTACTACCTCGCTTTCTGTCTTTTCTCAGTAACACCTATCTTAGCAAACGAACCAGAAGTTAACAATACCTCTAATCCAGTAGCTGCTGCTACAGGTAACGTCACAAATCAAGCTGTACAGTTTCAAAACAATGGTGCATCCTCTCGGCAGCAATATGCTCCGGGAGTAGCCTGTAACGGCAGCACGATGACGTTCTCGCCATTCTACATGGGTAACCATACCAACCCATACTCCGAAAAAGAAGATATGGAAGGTTTACACCCATCGAGTTATCAGCTAAATGAGAACTGGGGGTTTCAGATTAACTTTATGGTTCCGCTAGATAAAAGCGGATATAAGCAATGCAAAGAGATTGCAAAGAGACAAGAAGAAAAACTAAGGCTCGACTACGAGCTTGTTCGTGCACTTAAATGTGCAGAACTACAAACTAAGGGATTCACCCTAAGACCGGGAAGCCGTGTCGAGCACATGTGTCACGACATCGTTCCTATTCAATCATTATTACCTAAAACAAATGTTAGCAATTCTAAAACCAATAGTTTTAACTTTTTTAAAAAGCGATAAATTTAAAGTATTTGTAGTTGACTTACTCGAAAAGTTAGTTGAACAGACAGATAACAAGCTGGATGATAAAGCATTAGCTATGGTTAAAAAAGGACTAGAAATAGAATGACAAACAATCCAAGGGTTATACCCAAAAAAGCAACCGAAGAGAGTTTTAACGAGCTACACTACCTTGTTACAGAGGACTTTCTACGCAGAATCAAGAGTGGAGAAGCAACAGTACAAGATCTTAAGGCAGCTTGTGATTGGCTAAAAACCAATGACATCACAGGTGTCGCTTACG